ACATTTTCATTGATATCGAGTTCAAGACCCAAGAGCTTTGCTTCAATCACAAGCCTTGGACAGGTGTCCCCGCCGAGAGGTCTGAAACACAACCCCTTGTATTCAGATAACTTTCTAAGCATGTCATGGTAAGGTAAACCGCCTATCACATCAAAGTTGATCTGGAGGTCACGTAGATGATTCTGCGATTCTTTAACACCCTTGATCCAAGAGTTAGATCCCATGATGACGAATGCGTTTCTGACATCGTGTCTAGTGTTTCTTAGGCGCTCAATGAACTCTAGATCTTTAACATCAAATATGGAGCTCAATACCGAGGATTTGTTTCCGCCTAAGAAAGGAAATCTTGTTGTCTGAATTTTTCTTTGCAATTCAGACATATAGAAGACATGCTCTGCACCTGCAAAGAAAGACGACATAAAAAGACCGAACTGTGTCTCGTGGCAATCACAAGTTTTACCTTCTTCAATTTGATGTTTTTCTATTGATCTATATCTGCAAAACTTATAATCATATTCAACAATAAAATAGTGGCAATTAGCAACTACAGCTGGAATAAGATTAAGATTCATGCTCCCGAAATTAAAAAATACCCAAATCTTTTGAGTTCCATTAGCAATATGCTCTTTGGTAAGCTCACTGCTTCTTAGAAAGAAAGGCTCTCCAAGAGTTGATGTCTTCATCAGTGCATCTGTGGATAGTTCTGCGCCGCCTGCATAATCTTTTGCACTAAAATCTGAGACGAAGATAATCTTTGAATTTTCAAAAGTATTTTCTATTCTATTATCAAATGGGCTTTTCATTTTATACCTTGCAGTTGTGCAAGGATTATAGATTAAAAAGTTTTATTTTAAATAGATCAATTTTCTTTTGCAATAATTGAATCAAGTATAAGTCTCACTAACTTTCTACAAGTTTTTTCATCAGGTGAATTGACATCTTGCTGATTATAAGCAGAAGTTATTTGAGCAACTTCGTCTTCTGAAAGTATTAGTGACACAGACCATGCTTGGTCATAAACACCTTCTTCGTTTATTTGAAATTCTCCATTGATCGTTGGATCTATTCTCATTATGATAACCTCAACTCATTTTTATAACTTTATATTTAATTCTGACACTAAGCGCGCCACCGGTGGTGGTCGCGGTGCCGTTCGTGCTGACCATGACAGCGAGCGACAGCTGAGTGGTAGCACTCGAGGCCCAGGTGTTGCCGTCAAGCCGGGTGATGGTGTTAATACCCGTGGCGCTGCGCGCCGCGCACGACCCGCCGCCCTTCCCACACGACCCGATAGCCGACCCACCCGTAAAGATGGTCGTGCCAACGCCGCTCACCATCGCTGACAGCGTGGTTGCTTGACCGATGTTGTTCGCTACTACGCCGACGCCAGGGACTCCAGTCAGGTTCGAAAGAAAGTAGATGCCGGATGGCTGCATTGTGCCGATGACTGTTGAGGAAGACGATTCGACGACAGCAAGGACAATCGCATACTGTCTTGATGCTCCAACAGACATGTTGTCCATACGCACATTGAAACTGAATGCATCACCAACAAGAACTGGTGTTCCATCAGCATAAGTCAGAAGAGCTCTCCACTTAGCTGATGTGAAGTTTGGACCGCTGAGGAGAGAATACGTCTCGTTCGCCACAGCGATTGTGTTCAGGTTGAAGGTATGCGTGTCAGTGCCACTGTCGTAGCTGTAGCTGCTGAGGGCCGTGCCCGCTGTGCTGTCGCTGAACGTGTAGCCACCACCGTTTAAGTTTCCTAAAGATCTTGAATCATCTGAAACATCACTGGACAACACCCAAGTGTTTCCAGACAAACTTAATCTAGGCATTAGTTCGTTCCTACAATATGATATTTATCAACGCCATTAGAAATCAACTTTGCTGATCCGTAGGCAGTTGTTATTTTTAAACTTGTTCCACCATCTATCGTGTCTCCGGGTGATGGCTCTACTACAAGCGATTTTCCTGAAGAAGCATTTCCAGAGACATCTTTAAATATGAGCTCTCTTCCTGAGCCTGCCGTGGCAGCTGTTTGCAATGACGCAGTTAAATGTGCGTTTAAACTGATTAACATATAATGGCTTTCGGCTACAACGTTAAAACTAGCATTGTGTGAAGACGTCTTTCTAAAAACAGAACTCATTGTGTATTCAGAACTTGAAACAATCAATGATCCAGATACTTCTATACGACCTGTGCCAGGTGTAGATCCAGAATTAACTCTTAAAATATCGCTTCTGTTAGCGTCAGCATCTCCAGAACCGTCGCCGATTACAAACAGAGAGAAATCATTTCCTCTTTTATTGTATTTACCAGAAACATGCTGTCCAGAGCCTGATGCTATCGTGTAGATACCTTCGGCATGTGACTGTGATCCTAAGCTTATCGATCCTAACCCTTCAGCATGAGATTGTGTGCCTTGTGCAACAGTGCTGCTGCCTTCAGCATGTGAATAATCTCCTACAGCGAGGGTCGTATCTCCCTCAGCATGTGATTGATCGCCGGATGCTTGTGTCTCATAACCTTCTGAGTGAGAGCCTGGGCCTGATGCTGTTGTGAGAGTGCCTTGAGCATGTGAGTTATTTCCAGAAGCAGTCGATCCTTCGCCTTGTGCATGTGAGTAAAGTCCTGTCGCATTATTAAGATTTCCTTGTCTTAAACTTCCAGATACGACAACGTCGCCGCCGAATAAAGCTCTCTTATCTTGAGCACCAGATCCGCTTATAGATCCTGACACATAGAAGAATACATCGTTTCCTTTATCTGTGGGAGAATCTACTCCTACATCATCTCCTTTAAATGCTGCAGAACCTGTTGTGAAAATAGCTTTATTAGTTGTAGATTCCCAATACGCTACGGAAGTTCCTCCTGCTACTAAATCACTCAAGGTGACACCTGCAGGATTTCCAGAGTCAAAAAATGTAAGCCCACCAGAACCAGAGTTTATTTTTGCATTTCCACCTAAAAATTTAATTTCATTAGATGTAATTGTAACCGATCCAGTCCCAACTGTCAAAGAACCACTGACAGTGACATCTCCTCCGAACAAAACAACACCAGAAGTTCCTTTTCCTCCAATCACACCTGACACAAAAAGCATGGTGTCAGTTCCGACTTTAGTTAACATTGAGGCAGGAATTCCGCCTTCTCTGTTTGTTGCAACAGATCCACTATAGATCAAGCCACCTACACCAGACGATCCAATACCACCCGAGAGTATTATTTTTGTGACTTCTATTTGTGATGTTCTAAAATCTTTTGCCATTATTTTCTCTAGATGGTTGCAGGTCTAATCAAGTAAGAAACTTTTCCTGTATAATTTGAAGAAAAATTTAATCTTGCTGTTGTTGATGTCACATTTGAGACGTGAACTTCAATGTTTTGCTCTATAGATGCATTAATAATTGGAGGAGAAGTAAATGTTGCAGCTGAATAGTCAATATCAACATAAGCTACGTTTGATACATTTTCAGAACCAGCAAATATTGTTAAAAATGGAATAGAGCTCATCAGTCTTGTCCCATGATTATAAAATGAACTCTGCCTGTAAATGGTGCACTTACAGATACTGAGAGGGATGCTGTGGTGATTGATGTCACAAAAGCATTGACATTCGCTTGCCCATTACTCTCAGAATCTACTGATGTCACATTGACTATTGGCACATTCGAAAAGCTTACAGTTCCTGGAAAAGTATAAGTTTCTGGCCCAGAAGAGTTTGTAAACGTTAGATAACCCGCTATCATTTCAAACTCTTCGTTAGAAGAGTATTCATAGACAGGCTTCTTACGAATATATCTATAAACTTTTCTATACCTGTTCTTATCTTTTCTTGTGAATCTGTAAACAGTTGACATTTTTACCTTAGATAATTTTTGCAGCTATTGCAGATAAATATGACCTTTCTCCCTTTTTAAGCTTGACATGTGCTGCAACGTGCTCATTTTTAAATTTTTCTGCAACAATTGTCAATCCGTTTGACAGTGAGTCAATGTAAGGAGTGTCAATCTGATCTGTGTCACCAAGCATAACTATCTTTGAATTTTCGCCTATTCTTGTCACGACTGTCTTAATTTCATGAATGGTGGCATTCTGTGCCTCATCAAATATTAAGAATGTGTTACTGAAAGTTCTGCCTCTCATGTATGAAAGAGGTGCGATCTCAATGGTGCCTTTTTCGAGAAGCATTTCAAAATAACTTAGATCCTTATCTTTAAAAGCGTGTCTAAAGTTGTCCATGATTGGAGACATCCATGGAAGCATCTTTTCTTTTAGATCACCAGGTAAGAATCCAATATCTTTGCCAACAGGCTGAACGTTTCTTGTGATCACGATTCTGTCATATTTTCTATCATTTAACCCTGAGATGGCTGTCATTAGAGTGATAAATGTTTTTCCTGATCCTGCCAAACCTGTTATGGTCACGAGGCTAATGTTTGGATCAAGCAGTGCATTCAGTGCATAGAGCTGCTCTCTGTTCTTAGCTGAGAATGAGAATGACGTCTTAAAATCTTTCTCGTTCTTAATCTTTGCAATCACACCCTTCTTGTAGATTCCTAAGTAAGAAGATTTGTCACATTTAATGCACAAAAACTCATTTTCATAGAACTTTCTATCAATAAAGCTATTCACTCTTTCACAGAGATCAGATGCTTCAGTAGATGTCATATTATCTTCGTAGAGCATGTCAATTATCTCTCTATCATCAACTTCGATATCGAGATAACCCTTATACATTTCATCATCTGACTCGAGAATTCTATCTCTATAATAATCCTCAGCTTCGAGTCCGACAGCATCGCACTTGACTCTAAAATTGATATCTTTTGTCACTACGATTGTTTTTGACTCTGGGAACTTGTTCTGTGTGTGAAGTGCACAAGAGATTATTTGATTATCAGCACAGTCCTTATCTAAAAAATCAGGAATGTTGTCAAATCCATGAATTTCTACTCTAATAGTTTGATCATTCTTTTCTAGATGAATTCCTTTGCTAAGATCACCTTCATCTCTTAGATCATCAAGAAATCTATTCACATATCTTGCAGATTCACCAATCACACCGCTCTTGTCTTTAAATCTATCCAGCTCATCTAACACAACAATTGGAATAATAACATCATTCCCGGGGAATGAATGAATTGCCTCTTTGTCGTAAAGAAGAACATTGGTATCGACTACAAAAAGCTTTCTGTTGTTATCTGACATTTTACTCCTGTTGTTCATTAAAGAACTTATGTCTATAATACTAAATATCACCCACAGGAGTAAAATATGAAGTGCTACGAATACCACAATAAATCAGGCGTTGAATGTGAAAAGATGAATTGCAGATATTGGATCAATTGTAAGGATTCACAGATGTGCTGCATTAATCTATGTAAGAAAAATTTTAGCCTTACACTTGAAGATGTTGGTAAGTTATTTGGAGTGACAAGAATGAGAATCTGTCAGATAGAAAAGATGGCAGTCAAAAAGTTAAAATCTATAAGTGAAAAAATTTAGATTTAAGCTTTAAAAACGAGGGAGCCCGGTAGTTTTGCTACCGGGCTTTCTATTAAAAAGAACTTTATATTTTTTTGTTTACTTGCTTAGATCAACTGACTCTCTTACGAGATCAGAAGTTAGCTTCTTAGCATCACGAAGGCCGCGACGAACTCTTAAGCCTGCAGATTTATTGCCGGCTGCATGCTTAACAACATCAGAACGAAGCGACTCAACGAGCGTCAGAAGCTCTTCAAACTTTTCAAGTAGTTGCTGTGATTCACTCATTTTATTCTCCTTAGATTATGAGTTTGGCTCTTTCTTTATTATTGTCATCTTCTTCATCTTTGTTAATTTTTTCTAAAAACTTTTTTAATGTAGAAGTGATCTCTTTCATAGCTGTATTACTTTCTAATGTCAGAGCGATATTAAACATAATATCTATTTTTTGATCTTCGGTTACACCAAAATCTAATATCTGTTTTGTGATCTCTCTTGACTCTTTTTTTCTTTTAGCTATCTGCATCATCTTTACGTCATTCATTTGTTTCCCGTTACAATAGTGTTAATTTCTTTATTTAAAATCTTAATCTTACTTTCTGAATCGATCTGAAGTATTTTTACATTTTCAACTTCGCCGATGATGGATCTCTTGAGAACAATCATACTCCCCCACTGTTTATTCTCAACAATGTCAAGAGCATGCTCGTAGTCGGATATATCAGCTCTATTTGATGTCAAAACAGAACTTATCTTTTCAGGTAACATTTGAACGATATCTTCAATACTCAATATTGATGTTATATCTTCTTTACCTGGACGAAGTTCAGATTTAAAAATATCATACACATAATGTAAAGATTCACAGTTATTACATTTTGTCAACTTAGGAATGACATTGTCATTCTCGTCAAACTTTGAATAAACAGGAAACTTATGATTGATTTTCTTTTCACCTTTGTCAAAGATCTTTAAGAAACAATGACACTCTATTAGGTGTTTGACGCCTTTCATGTTTAATCGATAGTATTGATAATCTGATTCATAGATCTATTATATGAGTCTTGAACTGACTTTTCTACCATACTTACTAGTACTCGTGTCTGATTTTCATTTAGTGCAAGGACACTTCTATTTTCAGCAATGTCTGCTTGAAGACGCTCAATGATGAAACGAACTGTTTGAGTGACCGATCCCATGACTTTTGATTGACTTGCCATTTTCTACTCCTTTCTGATTAGAATCTTATCAATATTATAAAATAATGATCTTGTAGTGTTAACCTTCTTTAGTGCATATCTGTAAAAAATAGAAGGTATCATTAAAAATCTGTCATCAATAGATAACTTTACATAACCTTTTAGAGAACTGTCTAACATTCTTAAAAGATAGTCTAGATCTCTATTAAATCCGATGTCTTTTTTAAGATCTTCTGGCACATAAACTTTAAGAACTTTACTGTTTAAATTTTTAATTCGATTTTCAATGATCTCAATGTTAGCATCTGGTGCAGAGTTTTTAATTCTATCTTGTAGAAATTTGATATGAACTTTGATATCAGTTAGGCTACATAGAGGAACAATCTTAAAACCTTCTCTACTTAAAGTTATTGTATTTCCTCTCTTAAGATCCTTACGCATCTCCTGAGAGATTGTTTGACCTTTAAGCGATGAGATGATATCTGAATTGTGAAGGAGTGCAATATCATTCATAATATTGATCGTTTCTTCAGTTACCTTCATCGAGACAGGAAATATTTGAGTTATTTTCTTTGAATTATTTTGAATGATGACGTTTTTTACCTCATCAGACATTCCAAAACAAAATAAGACATGTGGCTCTTTGTTTTGAGCAGCAAAATGAAGCATATGATGTATTTCACTCACAGACTCAATGTAACCATCGATTATGGCAAATTTATAATCTTTCATTTCTAAAGATTTTTTACTTCCTAGAAATGAAGAGTCATAATCAAGTTTTAAAAAAATGTCATCTTCTTTTTTAATTGTGATGACATCTCCATAAGAAGATTCTATCTCTACAATTCTATCTGCTGAGGAGTTCTCAATGATCCATTGAACAATACTTTTTGCATTTTTATCTTTAGATGTTTCTAAAAACTCTTCAACAGAATCTTTTCTAAAGAGATACACTTCCTCATCTACATTGACATCCTTGTCAAAGAAGATATTTAAAAATACTTCGCCAAGATATGGGTAGATCTTTTCACAGACATCATATTCTTTTTTAAGAATAGATTTAAGTTGAAAGTCAGGAAGATGAACGCTCTTACTAAAAAACTCATTTAGATAATTGACAGTAGGATTATCAACTATCCTTGTGTTAGAATAAAGACAATTTCTATTTTGCTTATATTGTTCGAATGTTTCTTTTTCTTTTTTTAAGAAGTTGGAAACATTCGAACCTTCAAATATCTCTATCTTATGAGTCTCGCCACAAGTTGTTTGATGCATAGGTTAGGATTTCCTCGGCAGAATGCTCATTATAATCATACTCCTCAATGAGCGTTTTTACCATGTCACTATACTTCTTTTTCTGATCATCATCACGAGACTTTGATCTTGTAACGATTCTTGCAATATCCTTGACTGAATTGATCAAGTATTGCTCAACTGCTTCCTTGAGAGGACCGTATGACTTATAATTGACCTTTTCACCCTTGCGAAGCTTGCTAAACATGAAAGCTGTCACATCAGATCTGAAGCCATCTCTGGCAGTTCCAACGACACCAATCATCTCTTCGATTGATCTCATGAATCTCTCGTCTGGCTCACCCTCTTCACGTGTTATCTTGTTCTTGAATTTTGACTTGGTTGTAAATGCCTCAGCATTGTCCATGTAAGAGTCAAAGAGTGACTGTGCTTGCTCGTCGTAAGCTGTGACGAAAGCTTTAGCGATCTCATTTTCAAGAATCTTTAGATACTCTTCTCTGATGGTGTTCTGCACGATCCCTAGATAACGTGTTTTGATATCCTTGTCGATGATCTGCTCAGAAATCTGCTTAACTAAGCTATCCATCACGTTGATAGGGGTGATCATGTTAGTATCAGAGTCAGAAAGTGCTGCATCTAGTGCCTTCATGATGAATCTTGTAGAAACGCCTTCCATACCTTCATAGACAGTTTCGGCCTTTAGATCCTTGATATCAACTTTCTTAACACGACCCTTCTCGATAATCTTGTCACCATTATAGATCTTCATCTTGGTCAAAAGATCACATTTATTTGAAGGTGATAGACGACTCATGACTGAAAACATTGCAGCTACCTTTAGTGTGTGAGGTGCAATGTGTGCTCCGTTGAAGTCAGATCTGCGAATCATCTTCTCATAGATCTTCTGCTCTTGATCTAGTTCAAGAACGTAGGGAACTTCGATCTTGAGAACACGGTCGAGAATAGCTTCGTTGGTGTGCTCTCCCTTAAATCTGTTCCACTCACTCTCGTTGCAGTGTGACAAGATCACACCGTCAAAGTAGATCATGTCATTCTTGCCGGGTGATGGAACTCGTTTTTCCTGGGTGGCTGTGAGCATGGTGTGCAGGAACTCGATTTCGTTTTTAAATACTTCTACGAACTCTACGATACCTCTGTTACCTACGTTAAATGCACCGTTTAGTGAAAGAACTCTAGGATCATCCTCAGAATATTTATCTAACTTGGAGATGTCTTCAGTTCCGACAAGAACGCTCACATCTTGAGAGTTAGCGTCCATAGGAGGAACGACAGCGATGCCTCGACGGCCTCTTTGTGAGAAAGAGCTCACAGTCACAGGGAATCTTTCGTATTCACCATTAAACTCTTCCATTAGACGGTGACGACAGATTGGACAAAGATCACCCTCGATATGAATGCCTAACATCTCTTCAAATTCTGCTCTTAAACTTCTTGGCAGGAGATGAAGAGGTTCTTCTCTCACTGGACATCCTTCAAGATGATAGTGATTATCTGCATCCTCAAGTGCTCTCTTTACTGCATCAATTAGTGCTGATTTGCCTGCGCCGACAGGCCCCATAAGAAGAAGAACCTGGCGACTTTCTTCGCCCTTGTGAGCAGCTGATTTTAGAAATCTTAAAAGCTTGTTGATGACTGATTCCATTCCGTAGAACTCAGAAGCAAAATAGTCATAAACTCTAAGCTTGTCTCCGTTGAAGATAGGCCTGTATTCTGGAGAATCGACATCAACTGTTCTTACACCTTTCTTTTCAATTGATTCATAGAGACGCTTGTGTGCAAGCTTAACAATACCTGGATTCTCACTTAAAAGATTTAGATAGTCAAGAAAAGTTCCATTAAACTTTTCTTCTTTCTTTTGGTTTCTCTTGCTGCGGATAACACTTAAAAAATCTTTGTTGGCCATTTTCACTCCTGAGTTAATCATAACGTATATTAATATTGACGTTTAATCATATTTCCCAAACGTCGGCTTCTAAAATTGTATATAGTCTCACATTTGATTTCCAGAGATCCTTAATGTGACCCACGACCTTGGTTGCGTGATCTAGATCTAGATCTCTGCCGTCATATTCGTGTTTAAGAACGAGAGTTCCGTCTTTTTCAATTCTCTCAGCATAAATCTGTGGGATGCTTCCTACACCTATACTTCTTAGCATCTCCTTTTTAACCACTGACCAATCGTCTTCATCAGACACTTCAGAAATTTTAACTTCGCCGTGCTTGTTTCTGACAAATGAGAAGATGTTCAATTCACGCATGTCTTCTTCTTCTAAGTATATTCTGCATGCCGACACATCGTCATGAATCTCTCTGGCTTCAAAGCAGGCATCAAGTCCGTGCTCTTTCTCAATCTTGCTAAAGATATGAAAGCCTATGTGATACGGGTTGAGACCACCCGTGTGTGGTCTGACAACAGCATTATGAAGTTTTAAGAATGGGATGTGAAACTCATCGCCTAAGTTTAGCTCATGTAAAATTTTGTAATGCCAAAAGCTTGCCCAACCCTCATTTAATATCTTTGTCTTAATCTGAGGGATGAAATATAGCGATTCTCTGTGCATGATATCAAAGATATCAAGTTGCCAATCAGTAAATTTCTCAGGTGAGTATTCTTGAAAAAATGCAAATAGATCATAGTCAGGTTGTAAAAGCTTATTATCTAGATGTTTTTGATCGAGTATGATTCCTTTTTCTTTTAGAATATTGTATCTCTCTATCTCTGACTGTCTGATCTCTACTTTTGACTTTCTAGGGATACCGTATCTATTAGTTTGAAAGGAAAGCGCTTGTAAATTATCAATAAATGATTCTACTTGATCGATGCCAATGCTTGGATCTTCGACGTAACCTTGAATTCTCTTTTTAGCATTTCTCATTCTTGAGACGACATTCTTAGGATCTGTATCCTTAAAACATCTATTGTTTTTAAAGAAGTCACTGTGACCCACGCAGTGTGCCATGATCAAGATCTGAAGGAAGAGCTCGTTTTGACGCATGAGATAGGCGATCGAGGGATCACTGTTGATGATCAACTCGTAAGGCAACCCTTCAGCACCAGCATTATACATGAAGTGTGTTCTCTCAAATGACTTTCCAAACGACCAGTGATTAAAGTAAGAGGGCATTCCGTGATAAGACATGTGTCCTATCATCTCATAATAATCACAGATCTCGTAGTCGATAGGATACCAATCTAGACCGTAACTTCTAGCTTTTTCACATATCTTGTCATCCCAAAATTTAAGCTGTTCTATTGACCAATCAGACATCGATGTTACCTCCAAAAAGTTTCTTAAATTGAGGCCAAATATCCTCTTTCTTGATTATCTTAACAAGCTTAAACTTTTCACTTTCTAAGTGTGAAAATATTTTGGTCATTTCTTGACCAAAAACTTTTTCTCCTGCATGATTAATCTGAATGTAAGCTGTCATCTGTGATAATCCAATAATCTTTTCCATTGCTTTTAAAGCTTTAGGATTATCTTCACTCCAGTTCTCACCGTCACTGCAGTGGAAGCTGTAAATATTCCAAGCATTCGTTGGATATCTTTCTTCGACGACACTAATCTCTGTTAAGAGCCCAGAAGATATCATGGTGCCTCCTGTCGAAGCACTTTTGAAGAAGTCATCTTCAGAAACTTCTTTGCCTTCTGTTGTGTGAGAAATAAATACTAGATTTACTTTTTCATACTTGTATCTAATAAACTGATAGAGCAAGAAGAAGAAAGATCTTGCTAAGAACTTCTTATTCTTATCCATGGAACCAGAGACATCCATGATAAAGAATATGACCGCGCTTGTGATAGGTTTCTTTTTGATATCGATATGTTTATACATCAAATCATCTGGGTGAAATGGAAAACTCTCGTCCTCTTCAGGATTGTAAGTTCCATTTCTCTCTGCACTCTTCTGTCTTCTAATCTTATTTTTTAGAGTTTCTTTCTTAGAAAGTCTGACTCTGATACCTTCGCTTCTATACCCTTTTCTCTTAATCTTTTCAGAGAAAATAGCATCAGCTTTCTTTCTATCTAAATCTGGTAAATTTAGATCATCAAAAAGATATTTTGCTAATTCTTCTAGTGAGATTTCAACATCGTAATACTCTTCACCCTTGTCGTTTCCACCTTTCCCAGTGCCTTGGCCGTTCGTAGGTGGATTTCCTTCTTTGATTACTTGACCTTTTCTAATGTCTTTACCTTGCGCTGACCCGACGCCCTTCGAACCTGTGCCTGAACCGTAAATAAATCTATACTGCTTGATGCCACGAACTGGAACTTTAATCTGCTTCTTACCGTCTTGTCCTATGATAGATTCTTCTGCAACAATGTCGTGAATTCCCTCTTTTATCGCTTTTTCAATCTTTTTCTTATGTCTGGATCGATCTGTTGCTGATCGATCAGCAATTGTTTTGTGAGTTCTAAAAACTGACATCTTTTCTCCGAATTAATCTCTCTGTTATAATATATATTAATAATTTTAGTTATATAAGGGAAGAAGATGAATTATAGAAATATCTTAAGAAAGCTAGATGAAGATTTACAACGTATTGATGAAAAAGCACAGCTTGAATCAAAATCTGAAGATGAGCAGGGCAAGAGAAGTGTCGAATTTGGCGCCGACAAAAATTCTGGTGTCACCAGAATGGATTTTCTACCCTCCTCAGTCTTAAAAAAGATCGCAGGAAAAAATAGTCAAGATGAGAATGTAAATATTGAAGAAGAAGAGATATCTTTAGATGAGAAGAAGAAACGACCTGGAAATCCGAACTATTATAAGGGAACTAGAAAATCAAACTCTCAGATGGCAAGAGAGATCAATAAATGCACTCAACCTGATCCGCCTAAAAGCTGCTATGATGAATGGACAGCTGATAAATCTTACAAAAAGTCAAAAAAACTAAGTGAATCTTTAGAAGAGATTCAAGATCTAATAAATGAGATCACAGAGATCCAACTCGACGAAGGTATCTCTGGTAAAATTAAGAAAACGCTTTCTAAGAAAGCAAAAAATGCCAACATGCCTCTCGGCGCATTGACATCAGTCTATAGAAAAGGTTTAGCTGCTTGGCTAACTGGACACAGACAAGGTATTCCGCAACACGCGTGGGCAATGGCAAGAGTCAATTCGTTCATCAGGGGCGGAAAGACAAGATCTGTTGATAAGAGTGAGTGGAAGAAAGTTCAAAAGCACAGAAGTAAGAATGAATCTGTTAAACTAGAAACTTTAGAAGAGTCAAAAAAAAAGATCCTAAAGTAGGAACAGGAAAAAAGCCTGAGGGCAGTAGCCGCAGGCTTTACACAGATGAGAATCCTAAAGACACAGTCAGTGTTAAGTTTAGAACTGCGTCAGATATCAGAGATACGCTATCTAAGGATTCATTTAAGTCAAAATCTCACGCTCGAAAATCACAGATCATAAATCTAATCCACCAGCGTGTCAGGGCAGCATATGAGAACTCTAAAGATCCTGAAGTGAGATCTCGTCTAAAAAGAGCTTTAGATTATGCTGAGGAGAGAAAAGAGGCGTCTAAAAGGAAGACAGCGACGATGAAGGAATGATGTTATGAACTGAACGATACTTGAGCAGAGCCAACTCCTTTGCTTTTGCTTCGATCACGACATCGAAATCTTTTCCGTAATCTTCGATCTTGTCATAGACATAGTCACTATGCGCGTTATCTTTCTTGTCAGAACCCTCTTTTTGTGAGGCAGATTCTGAGTAGTGGAAACAGGGACGGATCTTACCCCACGACTCAAATGCCATCGCGTGGCACTCCTCCTCAGTCTCGCCATCGTTCCTAAACTTGTGGTGGTGATAGTCAAAAACGATCGGAGTTCCCAACTTCTTGTAGATACCCACGTAGAGATCTTTGGTCGAGAAAAGGCTGTCCCGGTCGTCGTTTTCCACTGTCAGTCGAGTTTTGACACTTTCAGGCAGCAGATCAAAGTTTCTAACCCAGCGCTCGATTGCTGTCGGTCGATCTCCATACGCAGCACCGATGTGAATGTTGATCTTCGCCCAGTGATTTCTCGGAAGGCCCATCAAATCCATAATCTTTCCGTGGATTGCCAGATCAATAACAGTGTTCTTCACGACATCTGCGCGCGTCGATGTGAGAATGTTGAAAGGGCCAGGATGGAAGGAGAGTCGAATGCCGTGCTGGATCGCATAGTCGCCTGCAGCCTTGAGGTTCTTGGAGATCTTTTCAAATCCGGGCAGATCCTCAAGCATGTATTCTGATGCCCATGGGAACAACGAGGATGTCATTCTGAACACACGAACATTGTTTTTGTGGTTCCATTCAAGAATGGGCAGAAGATCCCTTGTATTCAATTCTGAAAGCTCTGAGGCATATCCAATGCCCTTTGCATCAAAGGTTTTTTTAATCATGGTTCTATTACAAGAAATCTTGTTCTTCTTAGCCTCCTGCAGTGTAAGATTAATACATGCATAGCCAAACTGAATACTTTTAGAGTTTTCTGTAAAATTTGCCATTTTTTCACTTTCCTCTGATATTTAATATCGGTGATGTGTAAAACTTTATGTCGGAGGCTGTATGGAAGTAGCTAAAAAACTTATTCTTTACTCGCTTATTGTATCTTTGTTTGCCTTACTTTGCACTCAATGGAGGAGCTCAAGAGAAGAAGTCACACACATCGCAAAATTTGACAAACTCTACGAAGTGAGTCACACTCCTTACCCGGTTCAAAACTTTCTGTACATAGACACTCACCTCTCAATCATGAGTAAAGAAGGTGTAGAAAGAGGACAGACACTCAACGCTGCATCAGGCGTCGCAGTCAAAGGATCAAATGGACGCGTCTTTGCATTCACAGCAGGACACTGGTGCTCAGCAAATGAGTCAAGCTATGCAGGCCCGGTCATCGCACTTTCTCTGATGTATCCAGATCACACCTTCAAGATCGAGAAAAGAGTAGCATTTTACGGAGAGTTTCTCTTTATAGACGAGATACACTCAGACAATCTGAACGATATCTGCGTGATCACATTCAGGTCAGATTACGCATCAAAAGTGCAGAAGATCAAACCCGCCAAGAAGTATCCTGAGTTAGGAGAGGAAGTTTTCACCTCGTCCTCGCCTCTCGGGATGTTCTCACACGATCTCAGACTGATCTTTAGCGGAAGATTCGCAGGGTGTGATCAGAGCCTTAAATACTGTTTTTACACCATTCCAGGTGTCCAAGGAAGTTCTGGTTCTGGTGTCCTAAATAAAAGAGGCGAGCTTGTCTCAATACTCGATGTTTCTGTATTAGAATTTCATCAGATCACGGGTGGCACAAGATTAGAAGCGGTCAGAGAGATGTATGACAAGCATGTGAGGTAGTGATGAGAGCGATCTTAAAAGAGTGGCGTCAATTTCTGAAAGAAAGTCAAAGAGAATACTTTCCTTGGATCAGCGAGTTAAAAGGTGATGACTATAAAGATGTTTTATCAAGCATAAGAAAATCACAACAGTTTAAGATCTTAGGCACAGGTGGCTATAGACAAGTATTTCAACATAAATCTGACGACAAGTATGTCATTAAGCTTGCTCGAGACGAAGGATCAAGCTTTTTTAACTACGCTGAAAAGGCTGTGAGTGACAATTTTCCGATCGTTTTTCCAAAAGTTTATGTGTCTCACCCGTCTTACGTCTGGATCGTATCTGAAGCGTGTGACATTTTATTAGCAGAAGACGAAGAAAAATGGAAAGTGGGTCTTCAAAGGAGCGTTCCTAAACTCCTGGGGTACATCAAAGACGAGATCTTTCCTAAGTATGAAGCAGAGTCAGGCGTCGACTACTCTTACTTGAGTCACTACCAGATATCAATCTTGATTATTGCAGCAATTGCCTCAAAAACAAAAACCGGAGTTTATCACGGTCCTACATACATCTTAAGGATTCCGGAAGCGACATATGATAAAATGATTGATGACGTTTTTAACTTCGGAATCTATAATGAAAAATGGTGCTTGGAGCTGTCAAAAGCGATCCAAAGATTTGGAATAGATGCCAACGACCTTACTGAAGGGAATATCGGTCAAAGTTTTGAGGATGGAACGATAAAGATCATTGACTCTTCAATATTTGAGAAAGAAGCGGGAGAGTACAAGTTATGAAACTTTATGTCGATAAGAACTTAGGAATTGATCCAGAAAAGTCAAGATTAGTCGGAGAGTTTTGCCTATTCTGCGCCGACATGCTCCCAGTAGAGGGAGATTTTAAGATCTACCTCGTCTCAGAGCGTGCTCCCTACAACATCTCGACCACGGCTGTGTTCAACATGGAGGATCAGTGCTGCTACATCTACGGAAAGAACAGAGCAGTTCCTGACATCATGCGCTCGATTGCTCATGAGATGACCCACATGATGCAAGATCAGACAGGTTTGATCCGAGGCCCCATAAGAGATGCCGGCGGATTTCACGAGGATCAAGCGAATGCGAAAGCGGGTGAGCTCTTAAAGCTATTTGCCAAGAGCGCACCCGGAAGAAACAGGATCTACGAGGCTAAGAAATTTTAATAACTTATTTGACTTTCGAATCAGTGCTAGCAGGAACTGTTCCTAAAAGCTTGTTATAAATGTTAGCAAGATCTTTAACACCTCTTATAGAGTTAACATCTTCGATGCCTATCTTTTTGAGTTCTTCCTCGTAAGGTTTAAAAAATTCTGGAAGAAATTCATTTTTAAACTCAAAGTGGTGAAACTCTGTGATTCCGTGTCCTTGGGGCAAGGAGCCTTCCGCCTGCGCACCACCTCCAAAAGTTCCTCCCCATAAAACTTTATTATTGTCTGGAAGTTTCATGAACTTAATGATGGCATTGACTAATTTTTCATCTTTTGCCAATCTCTTATTATCAACCTTGTAGTTAGTAAATCTTTGAGCTCTTGTGTGAAAATAGACATCTTGTGCCAATCCAGCGCCATGTTTTGACCCGCTAGCTCTGTCAGGATGACCTGCATTTGCTGCCGCGTCAAGATCTCTGGTAATACCTAAATTATCAATTTCAATACCAATGCTTGGATATTGACTATTTATAAAAATTTGTAATCTATTTCTAAAACTTTCCCAAAAACCAGGAGGAGATAGACCGGTCTGAGGATTTCCTATATATTTCTTACCTCCTGTTTCTGAAACAAGAGGGCCCTCATAAGCTCCATATTCTTCGCTCTCGCTCTCACTACTGCTAGATGAACCGCCTCTCACATCAGAACTTACTTTGCCAAATCCTATCTCTTTGATGATAGACGATCTTATGATCTCTCTGAGATATTTTTCATCAATAATCATTTTAACTCCTCAAGACCTTAGGTC